TGATGGATGACGGCGAGGTGCGCCGCTGGCTGTCTCAGGTCGAGATGGTCGAGCGGGCAATCTTGAACCGCTCTAATTTCTACAACTCGATCTACACGGTCTACACCGAGCTGGGCGCGTTTGGCACGGCACCCCTGTATCGCCAGCCATCCTTCGACCAAGTCATTCGCTTCCGCCCCCTGACTGTCGGTGAGTACGTCATTGCGGAGAACGATCAGGGCGAGGTGGACACACTGGGCCGCCACTTCACGATGACTGTGGGCCAGATCGTGCAGAAGTTTGTGTACGACCCCATGACGCAGAAGATGAACTGGACCGGCGTCAGTAAGGCGACCCGCAAGTTGTGGGACCAGAGCAACTACGACGAGCTGGTGGAAGTCGTGCACATGATCGAGCCGCGTCTGATGGCTGATCGTGACTACGACAAGAAAGACGCCCGCAACATGCCGTTCAAGAGCTGCTACTTCGAGCTGGGCGCGGAGAGCGACGAGCTGCTGATGGAAGGCGGCTACAAGCGGTTCCCTGCCTATGTGCCGCGCTGGGACGTTCTGAGCGGCGACGTATACGGGCGCTGCCCCGGCATGGACACGCTCGGTGACGTGAAGCAGTTGCAGCACCAGCAGAAGCGCAAAGCGCAGGCCATCGACAAGATGGTGAACCCGCCGATGGTTGCACCCACCAGCTTGAAGGGCAAGCCATCCACGGTGCTGCCCGGACAGACCACCTACGTTGATCCGCTGCAGGGCAGCCAAGGTTTCGTGCCCGCGTATCAGGTGCAGCCCCGCATCAACGAAATGATGATGGACATTGCGGAGGTTCAGGAGCGTATCCAGCGCGGCTTCTACGCCGATCTGTTCGCTATGATGATTAACTCCGACCGCCGCCAGATGACCGCCACAGAGGTGGTGGAGCGGCACGAAGAAAAACTAGTGCTGCTGGGTCCGGTGCTCCAACGCTTGAACGTGGAGTTGTTGGACCCGTTACTCGAAGATGTCTTCGATTACGCTCTGGATGCGGGTCTCCTCCCCGAACCTCCTGAAGCGTTGGCGGGTGAGGAGCTTGAGGTCGAATATATCTCGCTACTCGCACAGGCCCAGCAGGCTGTGTCCGCTTCCAGCCTCGAACGTGTCATGGGCTTCGCTGGCAACTTGGTCGCCGTGTTCCCAGAGATCGTGGATGGTATCAACAGCGACGAAGCTCTGCGTCAGTACGCAGACGTGCTCGGCACCAGCCCGGATGTCATCATCTCCGAGGAAGAGCTGGACGCCAAGCGGCAGGCGCGCGCCGAGGAACAGCAGCAGATGCAGGCGATGGAGCAGATCGGGCAGCTTGCTCAGGGTGCCAAGGTGCTCAGTGAGACCGATACGCAGAACCCCAACGCCCTGACTGATCTGATCGGCACCGGGACCACTGCTGTATGACCTATGACGCTAGCGACCCCGAAGCCATAGCTCGGGCAAAAAGGGAAGAAGAAGATGTTGAGAAGGATCTGGACTTCATTGTGTCGCAGCCTCGCGGCCGCCGTTTCTTGTATCACCTCATTTTTCAAACGGGTCATGCGTTTTCTCAGAGCTATGTCCCCGGTAGCTTTGATGCGACGGCTTACAACGAAGGTGCGCGCTCTGTTGGGTCGGTGATCCAAGAGCAGTTGCGTACCCACAACCCGAAGGCGTTGATGCAGATGTTGGAGGAAAACCACTTCGATGGTTAACCCGACGCACAGCTACCCGCCCAGTGCGGAGCCGGGGCCGTTCAACCTGAGCCGCCACGCCCGTATTGGTTTGCACGAGAAGGCTGACGGCACGTTTGTCAACGCCTCTCCGGGGTCTCCCGTGCCTGTGTCGATCTACGGGGACGGCGGATCTCTGGTCATTGATGGCGAGCACGGCGCGCTGCTGACCATGAGCCTTGAGCAATATATGGTGCATCAGGGCAAGGCGTTCGTGTTCACGTCTCAGTTCACGCTGGCTGCCGGGGCCACCGTTGATTTCATGGGCGTCACTGGCCCCACCAGCGACGTGCACTTCCGCAACTACGACGTGACCAGCTTGACTGGCCCAGTCGATACATTCCTTTACGAAGGCACGACGTATAGCGCGGCCGGCACGCCAGCCAACGCGGTCAACCTGAACCGCACCTCGCTGAACACGCCGACGATTAGCATTTACGGGTCGCCCACGGTCACTAGCATTGGAACGCTGCTGAGCACCGCGACCTCTACTGCCGGGGGCAACAAGACCGGCGATACCACGGGCGGCCTGCCCGTTGAGTGGATATTGAAGCCAGACACCGCATACACGCTGCGTGTCCACAATATCGACCAGCAAGATGCCGACATGACTGCCGTCATGTTTTTCTACGAGCCATAGAGGAGATAGAGATGGCCGACGAAGAAGTAGTTGAGACACCTGCGGAGGAGCCGGTAGAGGCTGCTCCTGCAGAAGCTGAGGTGGCTGAGGAGACACCCAGCGAAGAGGAATCCAGTACCCTGCTGTCGGGTGACGGGGGTGAAGGAGAAGGTGAGGACACCTCAACCGGGGCACCGGAGGAGTATGTGTTCACACCGCCAGATGGCATTGAGATTGACGAAGAGCAGATTGAAGCGTTTGGCGAGTATGCCCACGGTCTCGGTTTGTCTCAGGATCAGTTTCAAAAGCTCATCGACTTTGAGATTGAGCGTTCTCAGAAGGCTCAATCTCAGATGGCCGATGCTTACACCGAGCGCGTCTCGTCGTGGGCTGAGGCCACTAAGGCAGATAAGGAACTTGGAGGCGAGGCGCTCAACGAGCATCTCGGCCTAGCCAAGCGGGCAATGGATGCGTTTGCTAGTCCTGAGCTTGCGAAGCTGATTGATACGCCCTCCGCAGAAAACCCTGATGGGTTGGGTCTGGGCAATCATCCCGAGGTCATCCGCCTGTTCTATCGCGTTGGAAAAGCAATTTCTGAGAGCGATCTGGTCACCGGGGATAGTAAGGTCGAAGGTCCGGCTAGCTTGCAGAAGATGTATCCAACGATGTTCAACTCTGCTGAGTAAAGGAGCTACCAATGGCAGTCCTCGGCACCACTAACCCGACGCTCGCTGACCTCGCAAAGGTCACCGATCCCGACGGGTCTATCGCGGACGTTGTGGAAATCCTCAACGCCACGAACGAAGTTCTCATGGATATGTCTTTCCTTGAGGGCAACCTCACGACCGGCCACCGGACCTCGATCCGTTCCGGTCTCCCGACGCCGACTTGGCGTAAACTGTATGGCGGCGTCCAGCCGACGAAGAGCCGCGCGGTTCAGGTCACCGACAATACGGGCATGATGGAGGATTACTCCGAAGTCGATAAAGCCCTTGTTGACATGGCCGGCAACCCTGCTGCTTTCCGTCTTCAGGAAGACCGTCCGCACATCGAAGGCATGAACCAAGAGTTCACGTCTACGCTGTTCTATGGCGATGAAAGCACCGCGCCGGAAGAGTTCACCGGCTTCGCTCCGCGTTACAGCTCGCTGTCCGCTGAGAACGGTGACAACATCATCAACGGCGGCGGCAGCGGCTCGGACAACGGTTCGATCTGGCTGATCTGCTGGGGTCCGAATACCTGTCACGGTATCATCCCCAAAGGCTCGAAGGCTGGTATCCAGCAGCGCGATCTTGGTGAAGTCACCATCGAAAACGCTGACGGCAGCAACGGCCGTATGCAGGCGTATCGCACGCACTATCGCTGGGACGTGGGCCTGTCGGTTCGCGACTGGCGCTATGTTGTTCGTATCGCCAACATCGACCGCTCCCTGCTGACGGCCGACATCTCGACGGGTGCTGACCTGAACGACCTCATGCATCAGGCGTGGACCGAGCTGCCGAGCACCTCGGCTGGTCGCTGCTCTTGGTACATGGACAAGCAGGTCATGTCGTTCCTGCGTCGTCAGACCTCGAACGCTGTCCAGAACTCGACCCTGTCGGTCGATATGGTCGGTGGCACGATGCAGACCTCTTGGGGTGGCATCCCGATCCGTCGCGTCGATGCGCTTCGTACCAACGAAGCCACCGTATCCTAAGAACCCATACAGAAGGGAATATATCCATGATTATGGACGAACTTCTTGAGTTTGCGGATGCCACCGCGCTCAGCACCGCCGGAACGGGCCTCGCGGCTGTCGGTGATGTTATCGATCTCGGCGCTACGCCGCAGGATCTTGGCAATGGCCGGGGTATGTATCTGGTCATTCAGGTGGACACTGCTGTCACCTCTGCTGGCGCGGCCACCGTGTCGTTCCAGCTCGTGTCTGACGGCAGCTCCACGCTGGCCGCTGACGGCTCTGAGACGCTGCACTATGCGTCCGCAGCCATCGGCAAGGCAGATCTGGTTGCTGGCTATGAGCTGGTCATCCCGGTTCCGCTGGAAGGCAGCACTGCGTACGAGCGTTATCTTGGTATTCAGCAGAATGTCGGCACTGCCGCGCTGACTGCTGGCAAGATCAACGCCTTCCTGACCTTTGATCCGAAGGGCTGGAAGTCGTACCCGGACGCAGCTAACTAAGCTACGGTGGTGGGGGGCTTCGGCCCCCCACCATTTCATAGAGGAGATATATGATGCCTACCGTAGTGTTTAAGGAAGACTTCTTTGACGGCAGCCGCCGGTATCGTGCAGGGGAGCCGCACGATGTACCCGACGATCTAGTCCTGCCGAAGTTCGACATCGACAGTATCGATGGCAAGCCGTTCAACCGCCCTGCGCGAGACTACAAAGCGACACCGCAGCGTAAGACGCGCAGCAAGTCAGAGGACTAAGCTATGGCGAGCAAGGTTCAAATCGCGAAGCTGGCCCTGCAGCATATCGGTGACCGCTACGACATCAGTGACATTGCTGAGGCGACACCGGAGGCTGAGCAGGTAAACCTGCTGTTTGACGACACGCGAGACGCCTTGCTCCGCCAGCACCCTTGGGCGTTCGCTACTAAATATACATCACCGGCTTCGCTCAGCGGGACTGCACCGGGCCACTGGGATTATATGTTCCAGTATCCTACAGATTGCATCCGGCTCTTGGGTATCATCAACCCGCTGGGCGAAGACCAACCCAAAGTCAAGTTTGAAGTCGCGCGCAACAGCACCGGCGACCGTATCTTCATGTGCAACGAAGAAACGCCGCAGATCTACTACACGGCGCGTATTGAAGACACTGCAGACTACGATCCTGAGTTTGTTATGGCGTTCTCCTACGTTCTGGCAGCGCGCATGGCTATGCCGCTTACAGGCGACCGCAGCATTGCTGGCGACCTGTACGAGCAGGCTCGTGCTGTGCTTAGCCAAGCTGGGGCATCTGACGCTAACGAGGGTATTGAGGAGAGCAACCCTGACGCTGATTGGATTAGGGCGCGCGTTTAATGGTCAAAGTCATCCAGCCTAACTTATCTGGTGGTGAAGTATCCGATGCTATCGCTGCGCGCGTTGACATCGATAAATACAAAACCTCAGTGTATAAAGCGGAGAACTTCTTTCCGCAGGTTCATGGTGGGCTGACAAACCGACCCGGCCTCAAGTTTGTAGGCCCAGCCAAGGGGACGGGGGCTACGCGCCTGATCCCGTTCGAGTTCAACACCACCCAGACCTACATCCTAGAATTTGGCAACGAGTATATGCGCGTCGTGAAAGACGGCGAGCAGGTGCTGGATACGGCTGTATCTCTGTCGATCAGCAACATCACACAGGCAAACCCAGCCGTTGTGTCGGCCAGCCCTGCACACGGCATGTCCGACGGTCAGAGCGTATACATCACCGGCGTGGTCGGCATGACCGAGCTTAACGGACGTACCTTCAATATTACGTCTCTTGGCTCCAACACATTCAGCCTGCAAGACAGTGCCGGCAACGATATCGACACCACAGGGTATACGGCCTACTCATCCGGCGGCACGGCAGATAAGGTATTTGAGCTAACGACGCCGTACCTCGAAGCTGACATCTTTGACCTGCAGTACGTCCAGTCGGCGGACGTTATGACTATTGTTCACCCCGGATACGCACCGCGAGACCTGACCCGGTCAGATCACGATGTCTGGACGTTGAACACGATCACGTTCACACCGAGCCAAGGCTCTCCGACAAACGTGACCCATGTCGTCAATTCAGGCGGTAGCAGCAGCTACGACTACGCAGTGACGGCCGTAAACGAGGAGACGGGTGAGGAGAGCCTGCCGGAGTTTGAAGCGGTTACAAGCGCCAGCTCGACCCCGGACAACACAATTAACTGGGTCGAACCTTCAGGCGCTGGCAGCTACAACATCTATCGGCAAGAGAACGGCATCTACGGATTTATTGGCCGCGCCGAGGGCACGTCGTTTAGGGACGAAAACATAGACCCAGACACGACTGACAGCCCGCCTAAAGCGCGCAACCCGTTCAACGCGGTGGGCGACTACCCGTCGGCCGTCGGCTATCACCAGCAGCGCCGCATCTTTGGCAACACGGATAACGACACGCAGAAGTTCTTTATGTCGCAGACCGCAAGCATCGCAAATATGTCGGTGTCTACGCCTGCAAAAGACGACGATGCTATTACCGCGACGATTGCGTCTCGGCAGGTCAACGAGATCCGGCACTTCATCTCGCTATCTGATCTAGTGATCCTGACTTCTGGCGGTGAGTGGTTGATCGAGGGTATCGATGGCGTGATTACCCCGACGGGTATCCAGCTCAACCCGCAATCGTACTACGGATCTACGACGTTGCCGCCCATTGTTGCTGGCGACATTGTGATCTACATGCAGCCCGGACAGACTGTCCGCGACATGGGCTACAAGTTTGAGAGCGACAGCTACAGCGGTAACGATCTGTCGATCCTCGCCCGGCATCTGTTTGACTACAACACGATGCTGGACTGGTCGTTTGCGCAGGCTCCGCACAACCTGATCTGGTGCGTGCGCGATGACGGCATCGCCGTGTGTATGACTTACTCCCGCGAGCAGAACGTATTTGGCTGGTCTCGCCATACGACGCGGGGTGAGTTCAAGTCAGTAGCCTCCATCCGCGAAGGCGACGATGACTTTGCGTACTTCGTAGTAGAACGAACCATAAACGGCGTGACCAAAAAGTTTATCGAGCGTATGGTTACGAGAGATAACACTGATGTGCAGGACAGCTTCTTCGTAGACTGCGGCCTATCTCTTGACGAGCCAATCAGCATCTCTGGCTACACCAAAGCCAACCCAGTAGTCATTACCACATCCACCGCCCACGGTTTCAGCAACGGCGATACCGTAGATATCACGCGCATTAAGGTTGTGAACGACGATGCTACTACTGGCTGGGTGTGGGACACGGACCTTGAGGGTGCCGGGTATACAGTAGCCAACGTGACCTCTACTACATTCGAGCTGCAGAACAACGGGGCAGACGTAGACGGCACGGCCTTTGCGACATACTACGCTGGTGGCGAGGTCCGAAAGGCGGTCACTACGGTGTCGGGCCTGTGGCACCTTGAGGGGGCCTCTGTGGTCGCTCTAGCCAACGGCTATGTGGTGCGCGACCTGACAGTCACCAACGGCTCTGTGACGTTCACTGAGGGCGCTGCTAGCCGCATCCACGTCGGCCTGCCTTATACGTCCGAGATGCAGACCCTGCGCATAGACGGCGGAAACGTGGCCGACACGATCCAAGGGCGCGCCAAGAAGATCAGCCGCCTGACCCTGCGGTTCGAGCAGTCTCTGGGCGGCTGGTACGGGCCGGATCGTGACCACATGCGCGAGATCAAGTACGGCCTCCCCGCAAGCTGGGGCCAGCCGTCTTCGTGGCTAACTGGCGACAAAGATGTTACTATGTCGCCCAGTTGGAATAAGGATGGCTATATCGTTGTCCAGCAGCGAGACCCGCTCCCGATGACGATACTGGCCGTTATCCCAGATATTGTTGTGGGCGGTAACTGATGATTATTCGAGACACCGTTCCTGAAGACGCAGATGCGCTGCTGGATCTCGGCAGCCGTATGCACAAGCGCGGCCGGTTCAGCGACTATGCGATGGATTTTGGCCGTGCCCAATACATCTTTACCGAGATCCTCGGCAAGCCCGGTGTGTTTGCGCGCTCTGCTTGGGACGGCACGCTGCCTCTAGCCATGCTGTTTGGCGAGGTGACGCAAGATATCAGCATTGACGTGAACCTAGCCCGCACGATCTTGATGTACGGGGAGGGTGGTTTTTCAGCGGCCTCCGCTATGCGGAAGCTGGTCAAGGAGTTTGAGGTGTGGGCCAAAAGCGAAGGCGCGAACTGGGTCTGCCTTGATATTAGCGGTGGGGTTGACGACTACAGGTCGTCCCAGTTGTTCGCCCGCATGGGCTTCGAGCAGATTGGCTACCCCATGTTGAAGGAGGTCTGACATGGGC